GGAGGTAAGATAATGATAAGAAACTTAATTATTATTTGTCTCGTACTAGTTATTGTATATGAAGTATCAAGTGAAGACGCATTAAGTTATGTGTCAACGGCGCTTGACTTTTTACAAGATTTAGTATATAATGTGAAAAGTGAGGTAAATTAAATTATGAAAAAACTACTATTAGTTGTATTTGCGAGTATGATATTGAGTGCTTGTTCTAGTTCAACTTATAAAATGAAGTCTGAGAAAGGTAAATTTGTTAATGAAGTACCTAAATGGTATATGGCAGATTTCTCAGAAAAGAAAGCATGTAATACACCTAGATTTGGTAAAGAAAAAGATAGAATGTGTATCTTTGGTGCTGGTACTGCTGTTTCACCTGACCTACAACTTGCTATTGAAAAAGGCATGATGATTGCTAAGTCTGAATTAGCAGATATTATCAAAGGTCAAATGAATAAATCTACTAAACAATTCATTACTGAGTTAGGCAAAACTCATACTAAGACAACTGTATCAGAGGTAGAAATGACGATTGTCAATCTAATTAAAGATACACCTGTTAGAGGTTATGAAATCTTTGCTAAAGATGTAACAATTACTAAAAATAATTATTACAGAGTATGGATTGGTCTAAGACTACCTATGGGCGAGTACAATAAAATGTACAACTACACAATCGCTGACGCTGTTGACGCCTATAACTTAAAAGAAAAAGCTAATATTGCTTATAAAAAATTACTAGAGGACGATAATGAAGATAGTAATTTACAGTAAACAAAATTGTGTGTATTGCTCTAAGGCGAAGCACTTAGTAAAAAGTCTCGGCTTAGAGTATGAAGAAAAGATGATGGAATCTTTTGACTCACCACAGGCAATGTTAGAAGATATTGGCAAACAAGTTAGAACAATGCCACAAATTAAGATTGATGATAAGTTAATCGGTGGTTATAATCAACTTATAGAATATTTTGCTGATAAAGGTAAAGTCAACTTCAAAGGTGAAAAGATATAATGAGTATAGAAAAGAAAATAGAAGTTTTAAAAGAAACTATTAAATGGTTCAGATCAAAAATAGAACCACATGATTGTGGTTGGATGTATACCACAATAGACGGTTTAAAACATAGAATAAGTGAATTAAGAAAAGAACTAAAAAAGAAATAGTGTCAAACGATAATATTATACAATTTCCGTTAGACAAGATTGTTAGAAAAACAACTAAGTCTAATTCATCAAAGGCAGAAAAAAAATTTGCTGAGAAGATACAACAAAAACAAACTAAAGAGTTTTGTGATACGGCAGTTGATGATATTAGTATGAATGTTTTAAGATCATTTGTTGACCTAGCCTTAAAGACACAAAATCAAAGTTTTACAAAAGACTTGGCTCTCTTAATTGATGTATTAAGAGGTTTAATATATAGAGATTTTAATATAAATCATCCTGCTCAAAGACTAGTTGATAAGTTAGTTAAAATTAATATCAACAAACAAGGTGCTCAATCAGCAAAAATTGATTATACACCAGTCCTTGAAGTAGAAAAAGTCAATAATAGTCCTATCTCAAAAGAAGTAAAGCAAGAGATTAAAGACATAAACGATCAAGCAGGTATGTTTGAAGGAGACGACTTAGATGAATAACAAAATTCTTACGAGAATCGCCTTTACAGGTTGTAAAATAGTTTTTATTAACCAATTGAATAGGAGAATATTATGTTTGGTTTAACAAAAAAAGTTGAAGAAAACAGAGGCAGAAAGAGTTTGTCTAAAAAACAAACAATTCTTAATGCTTTATTAAGAGGACAATCAATCGCTTGGAAGACTTTAAATACAAAGTTTGGTCTTAAATCACCAAGAGCTATGGTTGATACTTTAAGAGCTGAAGGTTACATGATCTACGGTTCAAAAGTAAAAGGTAAACATGTGTACAGACTTGGTACACCAACAAGAGCTATTATCTCTGCTGGTATCAAGGCGTTATACGGTACTCCTTTTAAATACGACAATTCGACAGTAAAAGCACCTACAAAAGGTACTGTTGCTTCGATTGACGCATAAATTATATAATAGGGTGGCGAGAGATCGCCACCTTAATTAACATGAATTTTTTAAACGGCATATCTTTTCTTTTTATAGGTTGTGTAGCAACCTTTATAGGTTTCTTTATAGGTTTTTTAGTTATAAACTATAATGAGAAAAAAGAATTACAAAGATTAAAAACAATTGAAAGAAACAAAAAAGGACCAATGAGTCATTATTATGGTGATGATACGGTATGATACTAGTAGACCTTAATCAAGTTTTAATATCTAACCTTATGGCACAGACCAGAGGTAAAGCAGATGTTACACCTAATAAAAATATGATCTTACATATGGTGTTGAATAGTCTCAGAGGTTTTAATTTAAAATTTAAAGAAGAGTATGGTAATATGGTATTATGCTCAGACGCAGGCGATCCATGGCGTAGAGATATATTTCCTAACTATAAACATGCTAGAAGAAAAAGCAGAGTAGATGGTCCATTTGATTGGACTAACATTTTTAATATAATAACTGAAATTAAAAACGAATTAAAAGAAAACTTTCCTTATGTGATGATGTATGTTGAGAAGTGTGAAGCAGATGATATTATTGCTACACTATGTAAACAACAAACAGAGGACAAGTATTTAATTATTTCAGGTGATAAAGACTTTATACAATTACATCATTATGGTAATGTATATCAGTTTAGTCCATTGTTAAAAGGTTTTATAGGTGAACAAGAAGATCCTATTAGATTTTTAAGAGAACAAATTATAAAAGGTGATAGATCAGACGGTGTACCTAATATATTAAGTCCTGATGATATATTTTTACAAGAAGGTGTTAGACAAAAACCTATTAATAAAAAAAGATTAGAAGAGTGGTCTAATATAGATAACATACCTTTAGGTAGTGAAACGAGAAAACACTATGAAAGAAATAAGAAACTAATCGACTTAACTGAGATACCAGATAACATAGAAAAAAATATTATAAATACATTTAAGAATTATAAAGTAAAAGACAGGTCGCAACTGTTAAATTACTTTATTAATAACAAGCTAAAAGCATTGATTGAAAACATTAATGATTTTTGACAATATATATTGGAGATAATTATGGCTGATAGAAACCCACAACTTATGAGTAAAGAGGCAATGACAGCAGTAAGTCAAACTTCTAGTAGAAGCAGACCAACTGTACATGAAATCTTACTAAAAGTTAATAACGCAAAAGATAAGCCTAAAAAGATAGAAGTTTTAAAGGAGTATGATAATCCTGCTTTAAGATCACTATTGAAAGGCGCTTTTGATCCTAAGATAGAGTGGGAGTTACCCGATGGTACACCGCCATTTATGGCAAATGAGGCACCTTTAGGTACACAACACACTTACTTAGAAGACGAAAGTAAAAAACTATGGCACTTTGTAAAAGGTGCTGACAGACAACTTACTAAAACTCGTAAAGAAACTTTATTCATACAAGTGCTAGAGGGTTTACATACCTCAGAAGCAACTTTGTTAATCAATATTAAAGACAAGAGATTGAATCTTGTGTACAAAGGATTAACTGAGAATGCTATTAAAGAAGCATTTGGTTGGAATGATTCATTTATGAGACCAGAACAAAAATAGAACATTTAGGGGTGTACTACATGTCGCACCCCTATTACACCATTTTCCCTACATTTACTGTGTTTTTTTCGCTTGACTATTTTTTATAATATGATATTATAAATAGTATAGAAAGTGAGAGTTATATTATGAAAAAAGTTATATTACTATTAACCGTTTTATGGTTTGGGTTAACTGTTTTTTCAAATTCAGTTAAGGCAAATACTAGTGAGTACAATGCTGCTGTGATAGCACACATTTTACAATCTAAGGTAAACGGTACTAACGTTGATACCGAAGCACTTATGAAGTCTGAACTAGATAATTTAGGTCATAAGTTTGCTTTAGAGGCTTTATCTATTTTACAGGCTTATATGCCGACTATCATAGACGGTGTAATGACCGAAATGAGGCTAAAAATAGATGAAGAGTATAAGTGTCAACTACTAAAAGGTTCTGAAATCCAAA